GGCTGAAACAGGACTTGTTAACGGTCCTGGTCCTGCTGTATAGCTACCTGAAGCTGTTCCTGAAGATGCTCTCCATCCTCCAGCTCCACCACCACCTGATCCTCCGCCTGGACTGTTAGATCCACCGCCTCCAGCTCCACCTGCTACAACCATGTAATCAATTGTATTTGAACCTGCTGCATTACCAGCGTTTGATACTGTAAATGTGCCTGGACTTGTAAAACTATGAATTTTAAAATTTCCTGAAGTTGTTTCTGTACCACCTGACGCTGCAATAAAAGCAGGTGTTACTACTCCTGATGTATTATCATTTACCGCAATCCATCCTTTTGTTGAATCTGCATATACTAAAGTAGCTGCTGCTCCATTTGTAGTTATTTCTCCATTTAATGTAAATCCATTTATAGGTTGTGAATTTCTATTAACTGTAATCGTATTTGTAGCTGCATTAAAACCATAATCTGCTATTGAAACAATATCTCCTGCACTAGGTGATGCTGGTAGAGTGACAGTTATCGCTCCGCTACCTGAGTTTACAAAAAATCCTTGTCCACTGACTGCTGTAAAACTAGTGGTTTGAATCGATGTTTGCCAATCAACTGTACCCGATCTACCAAAACCTGATTGAGAAGCTCCTGATGCAAGAGTTACGGTATCTCCTGATGCACCAATAGTTATTGTTGTTCCAGATTGACTAATAATACTTCCACCGTCAGACGCTTGTAAAGCGTTTGATTTTACAATATTTCCTGCAACTGCAACTGTATCACCAGCTGCACCAACTGTAATTACATCACCACTTTCATTAATGATATTATTATCATCTTGGTCTGCTATGTTATCTACTTTTATTTTACTTGTCATAATTAACTACCTTGAAACTTATACCTTATTATTACTAAACCTGAACCACCTGAACCACTATCAAAAGGGTGTCCTGCTCCAGAACCACCTCCACCACCACCGCCACCAGTGTTTGCTGTTCCTGCATCTGCTGCACAAGTTGGTGAAGATCCAGCTGGATCACCAGCACCTGAACCACCTCCACCTGTTCCACCAGGTTGACCAACAACAGGGTTAGGACTATCTGATGCTCCACCTCCACCTGCAAAAAATCTATTACCGCCCGAGGGCACTCCAACAGAAGTTCCCCAAATACTTGGTCCAAAACCAACTCCAGTTCCACCTGCACCACTTGCTGAAGGGGTACCAGATGAACCAGATCCACCAGCTCCACCTCCACCACCTGCTTGTGCATCGGGACTTGTGCCTCCAGCTGCTCCACCATTTTGACCTTGGGGAGGACTAACGGGAGGTGTATTTCCACTTCCACCTGCTTGTGCTCCTGACGCTCCACCACCTGAACCTCCTCCAGAACCTCCAGGTATTCCACCGTTACCAGTTCCTTCTCTACCACCACCGCCTCCAGCGGATGTAATTGTTGAAAAAGTTGAAGTTGAACCAGAGTTTCCTGTGGTTCCACCTGGTGTTGGTGGCACTCCACCTCCACCTGCTCCTACCGTTACAGGAAATCCTGTTGCTGTGACTGTTAATTGTGTACACGAATTTAAAGGGCCAGCTGGTCCTGGAACAGTTTCTGCTACTCCATATCTTAAACCACCTGCTCCTCCACCTCCATTAGCGTTTCCTGGTGCTCTTACACCACCACTTGCACCACCACCTATAACTAAATAATCTACTTTATTAAATTGAGGTTGACCATTTCCTAGACTGCAAACTGTAAAAGTTCCTGGTCCTGTAAAAATATGCATTTTGTAATTACCACATGTTACTATTGAGTTTCCTCCAGTTGCAGCAATATAACTAATACCTGTTTCTGTGTCTTCTGCATTTTGAACATTAATCCAACCTTCTGTGCCATCCACATAAACTAGTGTTAAAGCTTGACCATCCACCGCTACAGACATTGAAGCTGCGACACCACCGATTTTTTCTGATCCATTTGGTGTCACTGTTAAAGCATTTGTTCCAAAAGTTCTTGTATAGTCTGCAAAAGATACAATCGCTCCAGCAGATCCTGCTGGTAAATTTGCAGTTACAGCTCCTGAGCTTGTATCTACAAAATAACCTTCTCCACTCGCTGCAGTAAACGTAGAAGTTTTAATTGAACCTGTTTGCCAATCTACTGAACCTGCTCTGCCAAAACCTGATTGTGATGCACCACTTGCAAGTGATACTGTATCTCCAGAAGCACCGATTGTAATCGTAGTTCCAGATTGACTTATTATATTTCCAGCATCAGAAGCTTGCACAGCATTTGTTTTTACAACATTACCTGGAACAGCAACTGATTTACATGCTGATCCTACGGTAATCGTAGTGCCTGATTGTGCATCTATTTCATTTACTTCTATCTTTGACATTAAACTACTACTACCGTTCCTGTTATTGTTTGAGTTCCAGTTACTGTAACTGGTCCTGCTAGTACTGCATTACTAATTGTTTGATCATCAGACAAAGTTGCTGAATGATTAAAAGCATAAGTTGAAGCTGCCATACTTGCAGACGGAGCCCTAGATGCAGGATAAGTACAAAAAACATTTTTTGTTCCTGCAGAAAAATCTACCGCACTGTCTGAATTTGATGAAGAGATAATTGTATCTCTAGATAAAGTATCTGGACTAGCATCAGTAACAGTTCCTATGCCAACTTCAAATTCAGCATTACCTGGTAATTCTATAGCATAAAAAGTTTTATTAGTCGTACCAATACCAGATACAAAAGTTTCAAAGCCAGTTTCAGCACCAGCCAAAGAAATAGTTCCTGTGCCTGTAGTAGTGGTAGTTTCTTTTACCCTGTCATTTAATACAAATGCCATTTACTACTCCAAAAATATTACGCGTTGCCTAATCTAATAATAGCCGCAGAACTAGATGCAGTTGGAAACTGAACAACAAAATCTCCGTTTGTTGCTGTTTTTGTTCCACCAAAATCTAAAACTAATACTGCTTCATTAGAACCGCCACTCTTATAAATCAAAGCTCCTACCGCTGATAACGTTACAGATGAAAAAGTTAAATCTGCAAAATCAACAAACGCTATATTACTTGACACTGCTACACCGTTATTAGTTAATGTGTTTCCACCTGAACTATAACTTGTGCCAGACGTACTAACTTCATTGGTTGTAGTAAACGCAGTTGTTGATGTCGTTAATCCTGATATGTCTGTGTATAAAGCAAGTTTAAAAGTTGATCCACCAGATGAATCAAAATTAAACGTTCCTTTTAACAGGTCTGTTTTAAAAGAGTCAGGTATTACATTAGCCATATTTTTATCTCCTTAATTATGGTGATGGTGATTGTAAAGGAGTACGAATAACACCATCTTGATATTCGTCTCTACGTCTACGACCCATTTGCTCTGTCGCGTACGATTGGATAGCTCTTCTATAAGCCGCTTCGTAGTATTGTAACATATCTTGTGGACCTTTCAAGTATCCATATGCTTCTACTAAAGCTGCGTATAGTAACAAATCTTGGTATTTATTTGACACGTAAGTTCCAGAAGTGCTTGGTGTTCCAGAGGTAATTGTGTCTGGCTGTTTAACATATGCTAAAGTAATCTCATAGTTAGCGTTTGGAGTAGGTGCAACAATCCAAAAATTAGCATCCCAATTAGCATAATATTTAGGTAAACCTGAAGCTGTTCCAGGAGTATCGTAGTAAGTTGCCATATAACTAGTGTCTTTTTTTTCTAAAAAAGTTTGAACGTTTGGTGATACTGTTGTATCTTTTAATTGAACATATCTTATTGATCTTAAATCTGATGGTATTGTAACATATCTGCTGCCGGACTGTAGATTTGATGTAGCATAAAATCTATTATCATCTGAATCTGCATCTCTGTAAATTCTATTTTCAGCATTTTTAATTATAGTATCTAAAACAGCTGTAGAAAAAACTGTATCATCTACTTCAGTATAATTTCTAATATCGTCTTGTAAATTTGAAAGTGTGTATGCCATTATGCTGTTATTGTAACTGGTCCTGCAGACACAGTTGGTCCTCCTGAATCCTCTGTTATACTAGGAGTTGCCCCTAGTGTAAATGTATATTTATCTGTTGTAGTAACTGTTATACTAAATCCTGAAGAATTTTCGTATGTTGTAAAAGCTACACCTCCTGGGCTACCTTCAACATTTCTAAATCTTACCGTATCGCCCGATGTTCTACCATGATTTGGTTCTGTCACTGTAATCGTTTGTGATGATGCAGTTATTGAAAATGGATTATTACCTAACATTGCAGCAACCGCAGGTTCATTTCTTCCAGGTCTTACATGTCTTAGTGATATCGCATCACCATTCATAGGCTTTGGTTCTAATTGTGGTTGCTTTGGTTCAAACTCTGACACATGAACAAAGGCACCATTCCATTCTCTAACCATTTCTTTGTATGGAAACTCCATACCTGATCTGTCAGATATTGCTTTTGCATATTTACCTGTTGCGTATTTTGCCATTATTTTTTACCTTTTTTCTTTTTCTTCTTACCACCGGGTCCTAAAGGTTTATCTATTAAACCACCTTTTTTCTTTTCATTTTTTCTTCTCTCTAATTCATCCAAAGCTATTTCTTTAATTGCTTCATCTGAATTATTTATTATAGATTCTAAATTATTTGTGGTGTATTGACCTATATTTTTTTTAAACTCACCTAGTTTCATTTCACCATAATCACCTACTTTGTATAATTTTGCCATTATGTACCTGGGTAATAAGCTTTAGGTGTAATGTACGTACTTGAAGCTGACCCATCCTCCGCTAGTGCTCTTTGTAATTCATCCTCATAAACTAATTTCATACCTTGCATTAGTTGCGGTGCATATTTCATAGATAGATAATATGCTAAACCTGAAACCATACATGGTACAAATCTAAAAGGAACATCAGTTGCATTTGTATATGCTCCTGCATCTTGTATTCTTTTTATGTAATAGATGTGCATATCTTTCGATGCATTTGTAGAATCTGGTGTTGGATATACATGTATTCTTACTTTATCAATAAAT